GCTCTCCAGTAAGATGACATCACTACGAGCCCACTCGGCGGCTTTCATGCGCTTAAATTGGACTCTTAATGGTATATTTTCAGTCATTAACTACCTCCGTCTAAAATCATTTGCGGGCTGTCTGACCACTGCCCTGCTATCGTGGCATTATTACCGTCAACCACATCTTTATAAGCCATCTCAAGGGCCATATTTTGCCCCTCTGAGGCGTTTATCTCAACAGACTTAGATTTATACCAATCACCTGTTAAAACGCCTGTATAGCTCAAAGGATAAACGCTGATGACCTCTTTATCTTTAGTCAGATTAAAAGTCTGTGGCTCCATCTTAGCTTTGGTTGGTGTCAGTACTAACTTAACTCCCTTGTTGTTAATTTGTGTCAGCGTGACAGCCACTTTTTGGAGCAGCTCACAAGTCTGACTAAAGCTTATCGTGTATGTCTCACCGCGTTTAAAACCACCGTCATTGGCTTCTACCTCGATGTAATCCTGGTCGTAAGACTTCGTGCGGTTAGGTTCGCCAACCAGCAAGTTTTTGTTGTAGCGGGTCTTACCGTTGTTTCCTAAAATTTCGGCAGTTAAACGAGATTCTTCGCTCGTCTCGCTGACTTTGTTTTTTAAGTCATCAAACGACTGTTTAATTGATGGGATGTCATCAACTTTGATAGCCTCTGTGATTTTTTTAATGGCTTCCTCTGGCAAAGCTAGGTTTTTGAGCGTTTCACGAAATTCTTCAAGCTCTTTATCGTTGCGTTGGTTGATTTTTATTATTTGTACACCAATATCTTCAATATTTTGATTTATTCTGTTTTCTAGGTCGCTAATGAGATTTGTTCCAATTTTGTAGACCCACATTAACTTCCCATCAACATCTTCATAGTGCCAAATTTCCTCTTCTTCACCATTTTTCTTGAACCAAGTATCTCCTTTTTGTGGATTTTTAGGTTCATCAGTACCATAATAATCAGTAGTTTTCCCATCTGCTGAAGCTAAAGCAATAGTAGCTGTATTCCATGCTTCATCAATTTTTTCTTTAATACTTGCCTGGTGATTTAAAGATGATTTAATAATACCTTTATCAAAATTTCCAAGTTCAATTGAAATGTATTTAAGATTTAGAAGATCCCATTCTATATGGGTGACACGGCCTTTTATACTAATGTCGTACAACCCTTCATAAACAGGTTGCATATCTCCAAGACCGATATTTTCTAATGCTTGATAATTTTTATACTCAATTGTTTTTTTAAGAGTTGTAAAATTAACCTTATACTTAGCGCTTGGTAAATCACAACCAGCTTCAAAATCAGCCTTCGCTAAAGCTCTTAGTTGATCGTAAATCTGCTTTTTTTCTGCATCACTAAGATTATTAAACTCTCCGTCATACTCGACCTTGTACTCAACATCTTTTATAAGCGGAAATGGGTAGTTGTTGATTAAAGGACTGTCAACATACTTTTCTGGCAATAAAATGCCATTAGGGCCTTTTGGCATAATCCGAGTCACAACATTATCAAAGTCATAGTCACACTCAAACCCAGTCAAATTTTTCCCTGTTCGAATAACGTCTGTTCTATCTACACCTATCCGATTATTTATGGACAAAGTAAATCCTTGTCTTTTTAATTCACCACCATATCTCTTTAAAAAAGTATTATCCGCACTGCCTATTAGAGCTTGTATTGGATTTACTCTTACCAAACGAATATTTGACAATTTTTTAATATTTGAGCGCAAAATAAAAGGGTGATCATATTGCGTCCCCTTGGAGATTTTATCCATCGCTCCTTGACCATCTCGGTTGTAAATGTAAATATCTTCAATAAAATTGTTATTTAAGTCGTATGTGATATGTTCGGCATATATAGTCGTTGTCTTCAACGTGACAACAGGTCGACGTACACGATAGTAATCTTCATCGCCATTCATGTCATGGATCTTTATAATATCCAGATCTTTAGGCAACAAATTAATTTTAACTCCCTTGGCTCGGTGTGGAATAACCAGTTTAATATATTGCTCTCCGTTCATCGTCGCATACAATGTCGCTGATTTACACCACAAATCAAGTATAGGATACCCAACACCAGCCAATTCCTTAGTTGTATAAGCTGTACTAGGAAATACTGATATCATCTAAACCTCTCTCTAAATTTAACAGATAAGTTAGTAACATTTCCTTTTGTTGTAACAAGATTATTACCGATGGTTAATTTAGGAAATGCCTTTGTATGCAGCTTAATAATCCGCACATTAGGTCTAACTGGGTCATAGTAATCAAGTTTTTCACTATCAATTACAACTTCGCCATTTAAATCATCAATAGTAAGTGAATAGTTACCAACATTCAAAGAGACTGTACCCGATCCTGTTATTTTTATCACTGGTAAAGCTAATGCTGTACCCTTATTTTCAACAGTTAGGCTGTTTATCCCTATTACTTCAATAGGCTTAACTTTATAATCGTATGGATCAGCTGTTACACTAATTTTAAATTCACCATGTTCTGCGATTTCACTTTCAATATTTCCTAGCTTAAAATGTTTGACAAGATAGTAATAACCCAAATCATCTGATAAGGATAGTGTGTATTCCTTGTCTTTAAGTAATTTAGCTCGAAATTGCCTGATGATAGCTAAAATCGGCACATCTTCCAACATGTTACAAAGTAAATCAAAAGTTCTATTTTTTAAAGATCCATACTCAGTCAAAGCTCCATCTAATTCATCAATTCCTTCATGGTAAATGACTTCCTGCTCTGCAATAGGAATAACCGGCCTCTTAGCTAGGCTGATACCAAAATCACTTAATTTAAAATCATCAATTATTGCGTCTAACATCATATCTCCCCTATTCCACGAGCCACCATAGCATGTCTATGGCCAAGACCCTCATCAATTTTCTCAATCATTCTTTCTAAGTCATAGTCATTGGATACATCAGCATAAACGTTGATAGTATTATTACCATAGCTATTCTTATTGGTAATATTAGCAGCTTTAACAATTCCAGCACCAATGTCTCCTAGTACTTTTGTGGTTAATGGTAAAACCGCTTCAGGACCAGCTTCACCGCCTACCATAATATTATTACCATTTCTACCAAAAACAGTTGGATTCATCATGATGCCACCATTTTTATACCAAGAAATCCCAAAATGGGGAACGCTTGGAGGATTTATACTGAATTTCCCAGAAATTGATAAGTGAGGTAAGGCCAGATGAGGTAGGCTCCATTGGAAGTTGAATGCTCCTCTGATAGCACTAATAGCGTTTGTAACAGCATTTTTAGCCCCATTAATAGCATTTGAAATAGCGTCTTTAATACTATTAAAGATACTACTAGCTACGCCCTTAGCCTGATTGAACCCATTGGAAATAGTGCTAGTAATTGAATTAATGGCACTTGAAATAGTTGATACAATCCCATTCCAAATACTTCCAACAGTTGATTTGATCGTATTCCAAATCGTTGATGTTGTTGAACTAATCTGATTCCATGCTGAAGAGATAGTTGTTGTGATAGTCGTCCAGATACTTGAGACAGTAGCTAGAATGCTATTCCACAATCCAGAAAGGAAAGATGTTACTGAATCCCATACTGACTTAGTAACAGATGATATGGTATTCCAAGTTGTTGTAAAGAATAATGAAACGGCATTAAAAATAGTTTGAGCTGTGGCTGAAATGCCTTGCCAAATTGGTGTTAGGAAACTAACAATTGCATTCCAAACTGAACTAAAGACATTTTTAATAGTATCCCATATCTGACTAAAGAAATTGGCTATTCCTAACCAGAAACCTTGAGTAAATGCCCAGAAGACATTCCAAGCTAAAATAAGGGGAGTTGAAATTGCAATCCATGCAATATTAAAAATTTCTTTAACAGCTTCCCACATAAAGAAAAAGACATTTTTCAAAGTTTCGCCAACTTCAGTAGCTGTTTCAACAAAAGAATTCCACGTTTCAGACAGCCACGTTGTTAAGCCTGTCCAAACTTCAACCGTCTTATCTTTGACTGCCTGCCATTTTTCACCAAACCACTCTCCTATTGGTTCGAAAAGCTCATGGAGCCATGCAAAAAAGTCAGATAAATAGGTTTTTATCTGGTTCCAATGGGTTACCACATAATAGACAATTGTTGCTAATATAGCCCCTATAATCACTGGCCAACTAGTAATCACTGCTATAATACTACCAAGAGCTGGCAATAATGTTCCTGTGATAAACGTTCCAACAGCAGCTAAAGCGCCGCCAGCGCCAAATAAACTAGCTATCGCACCAATCCCAGTCGCTATTTGACCAATGATAATTAAGATTGGACCTAGAGCAGCAATGATTCCTGTAATAATCAGTATTGTCTGTTGCATTGGTTTTGGTAAGTCGGCAAAACCTTTTGCTAAATCACTTAGAAAATCAAATAATGGTTCCATGGCATCAAGCGCACCTGATAGAGCATCCATTAATGGACCACCAAATTCAATAGCAATATCTGTTAATTTATTTTTGACAATCTGTAACTTACTTTGAAATGTCTCATACCTTTTTTGAGCTTCTTCTGAAAGTGCTGTATTTGCTTTAAAAGCTTCCGTAGATTTATCAAAGGCTTTACTAACTAAATCACCTGCACCAGCTAAGCGCTGCATGGCATCTATTTCTTGAGTGGATTCAATTCCTAAATCTTTTAATGTTCCAGTAACATTTCCGCCTTCATCTTTAATACGTCCTAAACCTTTTAACAAAGCAACAATAGCATCTTGTGGTCTTTCTTTCCACATGGTTGCAAACTCATCAGCACTTGCCCCAGCTATACTTGCAAAATTCGTTAAAGATTCACCGCCCTCAAGAACGGCCGTATTAACTTTTTGCATAACACGACTCATAGCCGAACCACCAGCCTCGGCATTAATCCCTACTGATGACATAGCAGCAGATAAGCCCAATATCTGAGCTTCACTTAGACCAACTAAATGACCAGTACCTGCTAAACGTAGCCCCATATCAAGGATTTCTGACTCAGTTGTTGCAAAATTATTCCCAAGAGACACAATAGTTGAACCAAGTTCGTCAAACTTATCCTGTGGCATCTGAGTGATGTTTGCTAATCTAGCCATGGCATTAGCAGCTTCTTCAGCTGATAAGTTTGTTGATTGACCCATATCAATCATAGTTCTGGTGAACCCAAGGACATTTTCTGTTTTGATACCAAGTTGTCCAGCAGCTTCAGCAACTGCTGAAATCTCTGTTGTGCTTGCTGGTATTTCCTTGGCCATGTTCCTAATACCATTTCTTAGATCATCATAACTAATAACAACTTTGCCATTAGCGTTCCTAACCTCGTCATTGGTTTTCATTACACCAGCAAAAGCAGATTCAAAATCACTTGCTGCTTTTACCGCAATACCAGCACCTGCAATAATTGGTACTGTTAAACCAGCAGTTAATCCCTTACCAACTGATGTCAACTTGCTACCAATTTGCTTGGCTTTTTCTCCGAACTGACCAATACTATCGCTAGCTAGCTTAGCTTCATTGGCATATTGTTGAAAAGCGGTCTTTGACTGTAATAATTCTGTCTCAAGCTTATTAACTTCTTGACTGCTTTCACCATACTCAGCTTTTGCCAGTTCAAGTTGTTTTTCTAAGTTTTGGACTTGCTTACCAGTGTTTTCCATTTGCTCTGCAAGCTCACGTTTCTTAATTTTGAGCTTGTCAGATTCTGAGGCATTAACACCAAGAGCAGCACGTTCTAAATCATACTTAGCTTTTATCTTATCCGCTGATTGCGCTAAATTTTCTTGCTCATTTTTTAAAGCAGCTAATTTAGATTTACGTTCTTCTGATGCTCTAACCGCTTCACTAGTTGCTTGTTTTTCTTTGTTAAGGGCATTAGTTGTCTGTTCAATAGCATTCTTGAGATACTCTTCATTTCTCTTTGCATCTAAAAGCTTATTAGTCCATGTCTGAGTTTCTTTAGAATTTTCACCAGTTAACCTAGTGACCTCTTTTAAAGCCTGTTCAGTCAATTTTGTCTTTTGTTGAGCAATTTCATATTCAGAGGATAACTTACTTAACTTAGACTCTAATTCATCAGTTTCACTTCCAGTGAGTCGTAATTGCTCTTGTTGTAGTCTGAATTCTTTATTTAGTGTTGTTACCTTAGCATTCATTTCTGAAATGCCTTTATTAAATTCAGAATTAAGAACTTTATAAGTTACTTTTACTTCAGATTTTCCTGCCATATTCCCTCCTTTCTCCTATAATTAGTCATAAAAAAAGCTGAAATTACCTTAGAATGGCAATCTCAGCACTGCATTATTCACTTTTTTTCCAGTTTTCAATTGCTAATTTACATAAAGCAATTTCATCAAGATCATGAACAGAAAACTCTAAAACTAAACTAATATCTAAGTCAAAAACAAAAGCGTAGTAGCAAATCACATCATTTAAAGAAACATCATTCCAGTTAATCATTGGAGTCTTTTTAGATTTTCCAGAAGAGCCATTAGTTACTTTTTTGTAGCTTTTTCAAATGAAGCTTGGAATTTACTTTTCTCTACTGGTTTTCCACCAGTCATGATTTGTCCAAAAATTGTGCCCAATAGCTCCAAATCAAATGGGCAGACAGCTTGAAATTCTTCTTTGGTCATTGCTCCTCCAGCAGAACGATAAGCAACAAATGAAGCATTTAAGTAGTCATTAGCATTAAAAGCAGAATTGCCTTTTCGTCTAGCAATCATATCATTTAGCATGTGTTTACTCATTAAACCTTCACGCTGTGCACGTTGAAAGTCTAGCAATGAAATACGAGTATTGATTGGCACAGTTTGCCCATTAGTCAATTCAATCTCATTAATTAAAGTTAGTTGTTCTTGTAACATGATTTATTTCTCCTATTTCCTTATAGTTCTGCTACTTTTTTAACCAATTTAGGTTCAAAAGTTTTACTCCAACCTGTCTTCACAGATTCATCTTTTAAATCATCTTCAAATGTTTCGTAGTAGCAGAAGTCATTTTCATCAAACATACCACTAAGATTCATTTCTACCTCTGCAATTTCTTCACCACCATTTGACAGAGCGAACTTAAGGCCATCTACAAATGCAACATTAGGAAATGCAATCAATTTTTTCACTTCCCTACCAAGGTCAAAAACATCAAATGTTAAGCTACCTTCTGCACCAATAGATTTACGACCATACCCATAAATCCCTTCTTTTAAATCAGTATTTGTCAGACCAAACGATTCACGTAGCATGTCAACGGGCATGTGACCTTTAAATGTAATGTTAAGCTTATCAATAATGGTGACCTCTCTGGCAACTTTACCTTCACATTTTTTAGTAACTTTATGTGTTTCAGCTTCTACACTAATTTCACCTGTACAACCCAGCTTCTTTGCTTCACCAAGTTGTCCTTTTGTCCGTTTACGAAATTGACCATTGGTAATTTCATAAGCATCAAATTGTTGTGTTGGATCAAAAGTCATAATGACCTCCTTATATATTTAAAATTTCTTCTTGAACTTGGATCAGTTCATCCAAAACATAATCCAAGACAATATCTTCCCGTTCAGAAAGACCTTTTTCAAAAAATTGTTGGGCTACTGGATTATGTTTCCCTCGACCTTCGTTAGGAAAAACCAAATAACCGTATGAACCTTTTTTATTTGCGGCTCCACCCTTAGCAACAATATCAAACCCTAAATTAAACATCCGCTCTTTTAATGGATTAGAAAATTTAGCATGTTTTTTATTGCGTTTACTTACTGGCATAAAACCAATAATTCCCTGAATAATTTCTTTTGTTCCCTTTGCCAAAAGAACTCTATTTATGACTTCTTCTGACTTTCCAGGAATTTTAGACATGGCATCTGCTAATTTTTGTGATCTTGAAAAGTCTAAAGTAGCTTTATTTGCCATAAAATAATTTACCTTTCAATTTTAATAAGCTGATGAAAATAATATGTCCTAACAATAGCTTTTTCTTCTGTATTAACCAATTGTCCATTTTCAACTTCTGAGCTATCAAAGATTAATCTACATAGTTTGAGATTCTCAATCAACTCTAACTCATTAAAAAGACTATTTTCTCTGGTGATAAACATGAGGGTAAATCGTTTGTGATACTGATTAGCATGTAGTGATGGCATTAATTCACCGTCATCTATATAAATGAAAAAGGTTTTATTTTCATAAACCTCATCCCTACCAATACTCATATCAAAACAAGGAATTCCTGTTTGTTTGATAGTTGTGACAATCTTTTCAAGGTTAAGTGGTTTCGATATAACTTCCACCATCAAAATAACCAACCTTTCTTAGAAATAGATACATATACACTTTTTTGTTATCTGTATCGTAGCCTTCAACTTCGTAAAAATCATTATTAATCTTAATTTTCATTGTTTCTTTGAAGTCAACCACATAAAAACAACGAATTTTAAGATCAACAGTAGAAAGGCTTGACACATGGTAACTATCGAATCTGGTATTAATCGTTTGATAACTAAAATAGAGAGATCCGATTTTCTCGAATCCCTCACCTGTTTTTTTAGCAGTAGCATCATCCCTTAGTGTTTTTATCTTCCCGTATTCAAGTAGACCGTCATTAAGTTCAGGATTTTCTTGACGGATTGCATTCTTATCCATCTTACACATCCTCTCTAAATTTTTTAAGCCCATTTTGAATCTGTAAGCGAAGCAACTGCCTCTTATAGTTTTCTTCAAACATTGCGGTACTTCCAGATCTACCATAACGACAATAAGCTTTCAGGACTGTATAAGCTTCACCACCAACAGAAAAATCTGAAGAACCACAGATACTATTAATGACAGTTTTACCATCCTCAATCATATCCTTAATCTCGGAATCTTCATAGTTCCAAGTTATTTTCAGGTGTTTTTTGATACTGTCAAGCTCAGACAGTTTTTCAACTTCGCTCATAGACCCTCCCTAAAAAAGATTAACCTTCTACTTCTTGGAGCAATTTCAACAGTTCATCTTTTGGCGCTTTTTTATCGTAAGAAATGCCAGCTTTATCCAGTTTTTCTTTGATTTGTGGTACAGTCACATTTTCAATTTGTTCAGCTACTTTAATAACTTTTACAAAAGCACGACCGTAGTCATTTTTGCCAGTAAGTTGATTTGATCGTTCTTCTGTTGTTTCAAAAGTATCTCCGATATGGTAATGATGTTCCTCCACTTTCCCGATAAATTCTTCAATAACTTCTACTGTTACATTTTTACTCATAAGGTTTTCCTTTCTTAAAGTTCTGGAGTTGGGTTAATTGTATCTTCTGGTTTAATTGCTGGATTCTCTTCAAGCTCTGGAACAGTAGCACCTTCAATCGTTGTAACATCTGCAACAAAAAAGGCATTCTCGTTTTTAGGAATACCTTTACCAAAGAATTTAGCAACATATAAATCCATATCTTCAATTGCAAGAGTTTCCTTATACTCTGTGATTTCTACATCAGCAGCAACAACTAATAAATAATTCTTCAGAACACCGAATACCATATCATTTTCAGGTACTGCATGAGTTGTGATGATTTGTTCACCAGTAGGTAACTGAGTAGTAACCCAAACACCAGCCTGGGTTTGATAAGCGAGACCTGGAAATAGTTTAGACCAATAAGTCAGCGGATTTGCTAGGGCAGAAACAATACCATTGTCTGTTTTAGCTTTTGCCAAAGCTGCTCGAATACCTGCAAGTGTTTTAGGCTTCAAATCAACCATTGTTACTTTTTCCTTCGCAGGATAAACACCTCCACTATCACCAGAAAGTTTACGCATCATACCAAGCGGTTTACTTTGCCCATCACCATTGACAATCGCTTCTTCAAGAGCAGCTGCCATAACTTCCTGTAAAAATGTTACGACGTAATTAGCTAGCCAAGATGGTCCTAGTTCAAAATAACCTTTTGGTAAAGCAATAAATCCAGAAAGTTTTGAAGCAGAAATATCTAACTCTTTAAATGAATCTAGAAGGATTTGTTTAATATCTGCTGGAATCTTGCCCCAAAAAGCACGTTTTTTAGTCGCATCACCATAGATAAATTTCGTTTTAACTGTACCATGTTGAACATCTACCAAAGAAATGAGAGGGTGTGTCTCAACTAGATTATTATAGATGTCCTCAATAATTGTTTCTGGAAATTGTTTAGATAAACCACTGATTGTTTGTTTTTCAACAGCTTCCGCAAAGAACTTACGTTCACCACTAGTCAATTTACGTCGCAAACCACGCTCTGCTAAAATTGCTTCATCTTGAATACCATCTTGGTATTGAAGAGCAGCTGCTTTAACTTGATCATTAACTGATTTTTCAAGTCCTTTAGCAAATACATCCATTGCTTCTTTTTGAGCAACTTCATCATCTGTACGAAGAGCATTAAATAGTTGAGCACGAGCTTCTTCCATACTTGGAGAAGTAAAATCAAGATTTTTTAATGACATAATTGTCTCCTTTTTTTTAAAATAATAAATAAATCCTATCGGAATAGTTTTGCAAAACGTTCTAAACCTTTTGTAGTCTGAACAGACTCGTTTTCAGACTGTTCAGACATAATTTCTGTACCATACTTAGCAATCAAGTTTTCACGAATACTTGCTTCTGAATCACTAATTAACTCATCTTTTGAAACTACATCAGTTTCTTCAATAAGTTCATCTGCAAGTCCTAACATAACAGCCTCTTCTGCGGTTAAGCTAGTTTCTTCATCAAGTAATGCCTTCAACTCATCACGAGTTCCCTTGAAGTGAGCTAAATAGCTTTCCTCAATGGATGTTTGAGACTTCTCAAGATCGTCAGCGATTTTGCGAAGTTCCTTAGCATTTCCTGCCGCCCAAGTCCACGGATTATGAATCATAATCTGTGTGTCTTTTGGCATTTTAATAGTATCACCAGCCATAGCAATAACAGAAGCAGCACTTGCTGCAATGCCATCAATAACAACTATTACCGTTTTATCAAGTTGCTTTAAGTAATTCTTAATAGCAATCCCTTCGAACATATCACCACCGTATGAATTGATGTGTACTTCAACTGTATCAGAGGAAATCTCAGACATAGCCTGACGGACTTCTTTAAAAGTGATACCATCATACCAAGCTCCAACTGTACCCGCCAAATATAACTTAGCAGTGCCATCTGCTTGGCTACTAGCTTCAATTCTTTTTGGAATTGATAAAAAAATATTTTTGGTCATCTATCATCCTCCTTTCATTTCAGAATCTTCAGGGCTATCAGCCCTAGCATAATTTTTAGTGACATAGTAAGCCTGTGACCAATCAGTATTTAATGGCTCTTCTCCCAGTTTCATACGTAATTCATCTGGATTATAGATACCACTACGTTCCAAAGCTTCAGCAGCTGCTGCAAAATTTTCAGGACTATAAACTAAAATTGTATTGGTCTGAATCTTAAACTTATTTCCAAGTTGATAATTTTCACGCTTATAAAGTTTACGATTCACTTCCGTCTCAATCACATCAGCAAATGGTCTAACTGCAAAATTGACAAAATTTTCTCGAATGGCTTCCGCATCTGCCACATCACCTTGTAAAATGCCTCTTGGGATAGAAAAAGCATCTCCAGCAAAATGAATGACATCCGTTACAACATCTGTAATATCACGAGTTGTTACAGCACCACTTTTAGTATTACCACTAGACTTGACAATTTCTGCCATTTCCAAGCCTTCCTCAATCGGTGTGATTGAATCTTTATCTGATAGTACCGCTTTAAAACGATTTTCATACATTTCATCAAGAATAATATCAGCTTCTGTGACACTGTTTCCTTCATCATCTGTCTCAACTACATTTTTCCCAAATTGTTGATCAAACATAGAACCAATCTTAAGACCAATCTTCAAAGCATTTCCACGGTTATAATTCCTGATTGAACCAGCAATTAATTTGCCATATTCATCATATAAACCGTCCATATAGGACTTGATTTTACTATCATTTATGACAAAGTGAAGCACTTCATTTTCTGAAAATACTTTATTGAGCTGGTAATCACCAGCAACGATAACATTCTTATAAATATTTGGTTTAAAGGCTCTATAAATTACTTCATAGTTCTTAGCTACAACAAATTGGTCATCAATCATGATGACTAAAGCACCATCAGAATTTTTTATCATTTGAGTAATTAAATCACTCATAAATTGATTTTGAGTTTGATTCTTGTTTGGTTCCATATTAAATAACCACCACATTGGACTTCCTATCACAGGATGTCCTTTGTTGTATATTTCAAAGGATGCAAGACTGAGAGCATTTGAAATTTTATCAATACACAACTGTAAAGCATACTCTTTAACTTGAATTATCTGACCAACTTCTTTAAGGTAAGCTTTAATTCTTCGTTGGCTACCATCACGACTAATCGACTGATCTCCACCAAAGAAATTTAAAAAATTCTGCATAATCCCCATATTCTCTCACCCCCTTTCATATGTATCGACAGTTCTTACAAAATCCATCTTTGATTGTTTGATGGCAATAAACACACCGTGAATAACTAGTTGATGAACCATTAATGTATGCACACGCAATAAATTCCTTAAGAGGATTAATTGGAGGATTTAGCATTGTGTTATTAGTATTAGCAAGTAAATTCATATTTTCATTTATCACGTAGTGTAACTCCTTAAGCGTCTATTTATTTTAATTGTCGGTGTTGTTAATTGCTCTTCTATCGCCATAGCATGTACCATTGCCATAAAACCATCTGTCTTACGCTTCTCTGGATCAATTTTTTTGTAAGTTTTATTCCCCTTACCATCAATATCTACATAGACATTATTTGTGTACCAGCGCATCATTCTATCCTCACCAAATACAATCTCATGATTCGCAAACATCATGTCAATAATAGGGGCTAACTTAGAATCAGTATATGAACCACTTCTGATAACCTGAATTGGCAACCCATAGCTTTCAAAAACTTCCTTCACGACTGATTTTCTAAAATCATCCATGGCAATGTTTTTGATTTTATACTTTTCAGCCATCTTGACGAACCATTCTGCAACATATTTTGGATCCATTACCTTACCTGGAACAATCGTTACAATACCCTCACTCACAGGAATCTGAAAATCCATTTTAAAATCTTGTATTTTTAATGCTTCTGCCACAATAAAAGTGTGATGTAACCAATACCGCATTTTCCCACGTTTAAATAATAGACCAACACCGATAAAGTCACGAACATCAGCATAATCAATAGCGCCAACACATTCCATACCAATCAAATCATCAGGTAATGGCTTACTAGCAGCAACAATATCATCCCATTCTGCAACACCGTGTGTTGTGTCTTCAATTGGAAAATTCAAACGTTTTGTTAAAAAGTCAATAAATAGTTCTTTACTGCGTTTAGCACGCTTGAAGGCCTTTTGATATTCTTTCTGCAATGTCGGCAAATAAGGTAACATTGGATTTGCTTTTACCCAACAAGTAGGGTCTTCCCATTCTTCAAAAGAATCTATCTTAGCCAAAATTGGTAACATTCCAGATTTGTAATCACATGTAGATAAAATATCCTTTGCAATATCTTTGTAATCATCAAGAACAGCTCCACGAACATAGCCATCTGTTGTTAGATACATCACAGTTGCATCTGCAACTTTACCAAGCGCATTGATAAAAACATTGATGTTTTTATAATTTTCATATTCATGGATTTCATCAAATATAACTAAACCTGGTCTTAAGCCATCCTTAGTACGGGCATTAGAAGTATGATAAGTAAGTTCTGATTTAGTCTTTTTAAACGTTATCAGAGTTTGGGAAAACTTATAAGCTTTCTTAAGGATTGTAGAATCTTTGATGGTATTATAAACATCTTTAAATGACGTCTTAGCCTGTTTTTCGTTATTGGCTACAATATCAACATTGTATTCTGATATACCATTACGATTACTTGTTTTGTAGAGAGCTTCATCAGAAGCTACACTATTTTTTCCAAAACCACGAGCACAAAGCAAAAACAACTCAGTAAATACTAAGCTGTCATCTTTTTTATATCTAATGGCATTCATAGCAGCATGAATGAACCTTTGAGGAGGTGCCAATTCATAAGGCCTATACTTATTGATAAATTCTATGACACCGTCTGCTCGCTTACTATCGACATAAATTTCTGGATCATCAATAGCAGCTAAAACAAGCTCAGCTAATTGTTTGATTTCCTTACAGACTTTATATTTTTCTGTAAGAATATCATTAATCCAATCATCAATATGAGGTGTTCCACTGTGGCATAAACTAGATGTCTTCGCCGTCATCTGACTTCACCTCCGCTGCGGAGATGTCAAGTTTTTCTAGCATAACCATCATTTGTTTATTGACATTAACCTGTAACGAAACAGAATCATTCTTTTTACCAGCAATTCTGACACCATTAAGTTTTATATCTTGCCTAAGCAACTGAGAAGTCTCCCAAAGTGAAGTATACTGTTCAACTAAGTCTTTGAATGGTTCTACATACTTATCTCGTTTTTGTAAAATCCGTATCAACGTAATTCTAATATCATCACGAGCCTTTACATATTTTTTCTGGACAATTAAATCACGTTCCCAGTCAAATTCTGGATATTCTAAAAAACCTGCCATTTTTCTCCTTTCTGCTAACTTTTTTCGTTCTTGATAAAAGTTGGCGATATATTTTTCCCGAGGTACCCCCTCCCGTTGCTAGACTCCCCCAAGGAATTGCTATTTGGTTTGACCGGGGGGCTTACCAACGTTCTTCATTGTCAAATTTTTTCTTTTTGTAACCATGGAGTTTTTCAGGATGTTCTTTGTTATGACATGAGTTACATAAACACTCTGTGTTATCTAAGTCTAGAGCTTGTTCAGGATGATACCTAACTTCATTCTTATGGTGGACCATCTCAGCTGGACTATACCGACCGTCTCGCTTACAGCGTTGACACTCGTTACTATCTTTCTTGCGTCTGACCTTACGAATGAGTCTCCATTCCTTTGTCCAGTAGAATTCTTTTACTCTATCTTCTGCAATCAGCAACTTCAATTGTTCAAGAATTTCAGGAGTCATTAAGTTCATTTGTCTAGATAACCTTGTTCAGCTAGCCATTCCTCTGTTAAGATTTGTTGGATCTTAGCTAGAACCTCTGGATTTAGTTTACCAACATCTAAACCTAAACTGTCTAACAATTTAGCATTATGCTCTGTGGTCATAATCTGTCTCATCAAAGAAGTAAACATGGCAGCCACTTCATGATTCTTTAATCGGTTAATGATAATTACGTCATAGATATGTTGTTGAATATCATCTAGTGATTGTTTATGTTGTTCCAAGAACTTAAAAATGTCTTTATCCAGTTTTTTATTCACAACAATTTTCCTCGCTTTCTTTATTTTATTACTGATAAATTCGATATATCTTATATTCTCTCTAATTCCATGCTTTAGTTAAACAGCCTATAATATAAGCTTTCTAAACCTAAGCAGAAAATGAATTCAGTGATTACACGATATATTGAACTTAACTTTTCAAAATAAAAATCAAAGCGCAAACTTGCGCTGAAAGTCATCTAGTTCATCTTGTTTGATACCTATATATCGTAATGTAATCATAGGACTTGCATGATTAAATGTTTCCATCAAAGCAGCTACATCCTTAAATTGTTTGTAGTGATGATAGCCATAGGTCTTTCTCATAGAATGAGTACCAATATTATCAATCCCTAAGAAGTCAGCTGCTTCTTTGATAATGTTCCACACTTGACCAGAAGTAATAGGTTTGTTGTGGCCTTCCCTACTTTGGAAAATATAGTGATGAAGTGGTTTGTCTTTGACATACTCTCTCATAGCATTCTTAAGAGGCTTTGTCATTCTGAATGTTCTTGTCTTGCCAGTCTTCTGTTCTTTAACTCTGATATGCCAACCCTGAACATCCTTGACTTTTAGTTGAATGATGTCACCAACTCGTAAACCAGAATTAATACCTGTTAAAAAAATCATATAGTTGCGATACCTGCGTTCATAACTCACAGCACTGTCATGTAACAAATAATCTTTCATTGCTTGTATATCGTCTTTATCACGAATTGGCTCAACTAAATTCAACACTCTCACCTCCAATCATATAGAAAAGCTAGCCAACATGGCTAGCCTTGTTTAAGTATTTCACAGTAACATATTATCAAATTAAAAGTGCAAATTAGGTAAAAGTGTGCAAAACTTTTGAAAGATTTTTTACTCCTGAATCTCGAATGTTATGAGCAGTTCTAACACTACAATTAAACTCAGCAGCAATCTCATTCCACGTATAACGATTTATATAAAACAGTCGAATAACATTTCTTTCTAGAGCATCATCCAAGTTATTAATAGCAGTAGTAAGAACTTGTCTTTCTTTGTACAGTTTATTAATATCCTCATTAATGATTCTTGTATCATCTATAATTTTTATGTTTAAATCTTCATTACCATTACCTAATTTTTCAACTTTGGGCATATCTGAGTACTGTTGACCTTTTAAAATCTTAGATCTTAATTCTGCAATTTCTTGTCTCTTAGACATAATTTCAGTGTCAATCATTCTCAAGTTTTTCAGTCTTTTAATAATTTCTTGATTCAATCACTCAACCCCTAAAACTATTTTTATTTTTCAAATTCCTTCAAAAAAGCACTGAAAGCTCTTGTTAACTTATCAACAAATACAGATAGAGTTTGATAAATACTATCAGAAAAATCTTCAATATTTAAACCAACATTTTTCAAGTCCTGAATCATTTTTTCATATTCCATCTGTTTTTTAACTTCAGCTTGCTTAGCTTTCTTCTTCTTGATTCTTTTGTTCATCTTGGTTTCTCCAAATTTTTGTGATCGATTCAATAGAGCTGATAAGCACGACTCCAATAATAACAGCAATAAATCCTGTTAAATATGGGTGTTGGGCCATAAAATCATAACCGTTCATTCTTTCTCCTATTCCAAAGTCCAAGTAATATATAAACACAACAATATTAATAAAATAGAGTCTGCATCATTTCCATTGATTTTCCCTAAAAAAGCAATTTCTAACACTTTCCAAATCCAATCAATCACAATAAAATGTAGGATGAATGTCAGAAATGCGTTAAACTTACCGTTTATCTTTATTTTCATTGAAAGAATTCCTTCCCTTTTTCAATCACCTCTTTGAGGTAATCTTTATTGTAAGAATCTTGAATATCATCAAGATTGATTTGTTTTAATACCTCATAAATGGGCTGATTATAATCACAACAATGTAAATGCCACATCTGGTTTTCTTTAATAATATTTCTATCAAAGCCACAAGAACTTTGAGCAGCGGCAAAAATTAAGTTTACTAGCATATCTTCTTCAAGAGTAATAGTAATATGAGACATTTTTATCCTCCACAATGATTATCAATAATATTTTCTTTAAACCACTTAATTTCATCAGCAACCTTATTTAGTAGATTTTCTTCTTGAATTAAGTCTCCATCTCTAGGGTTTTCTCGTTTAATGTAGTATTCTAAAGCATGTTTAATAATGTTAAGATCTCGATACTTTAAATTCATGACTCCCTCCTGTATAACTGTTTTCTAGATTCTTTCCACTTGATCAATCTACCTTGGTTGTCGTTATTCCAGTAAGGTGGTATTCTACCAACGTTTTTTTCGATATAGACAATTTTTGTAGGTTGTTGTTTGCCGTTTTTGTTAGACCATCCAGCGAGATATGCTGGATTGACATTGTAGAATTGGGCTAGAATTTCGATTTTATCAGTGGTTATTGCTTCTCCAGCCTCATAGCGAGCCATTGCTCCATCTGAAAAGCTGACTAATTTAGCGACATCTTTCCTAGTTAATCCACGCTGTTCTCTGACTTCTTTCAATCTATTCATTTTGATCACCACTATTTCCAAATAATAAATAAACCATTATTTCAGACTGTGCTAGGCTTAACAAATGACCTACCCACTCATCAAATTCCTCTGTTTTTGGTAACCACTTCTTTGTTGCCCAAAAATCATATCCTTCAGGTTTATCATCCGCAAAGATACATTCCATTGCCCCCATTAATGTCAAACCATCTTCCGCCATTTCCCAAAAGTAATCAGCTCTTTCTGCCACTGCCTTTGGAAAATGGTGCTTTGGTGGAACGACCTTGTTATCTCTGACACTAAATCCATAGATTCCTGTCATCATATCGTTAAGTTTATCAGTCATTATTTTTCTCCATTTCTTCAATCAACCAGTCAAGGTTCTTTCTTGCTTTTTTAAGGTCTTCAAGACCATTTTTCTTCTGAAAACGGAGAACATATTTGATCATATTCCCCCATGCCCACTACGCTTTACCGGCTAAATCACCCATGAAGTTATCAATGACAGCAATAGCTTCAAGTCCATATTCTCCTTGATAATGACTTGGCTTATTGACACTATCATGAAAATATTTTTTTACCGGAAACCAAACTTTTTCAGTATCTACTACTTTGTAGCCATAGAGTAAAGCCCGTAACATTTTTTGATGATTCCCACAAACAGCACACCATTCTTTTACTTCTTTAGGACAATCATTACCGAAGATGTAAGTTAGATTTTTGAATTCCCTATCACATTTATCTAGCCAATCCGCAACAAACTCCGGTATTTCTGGTTTTTGCTGGTCCAGCAACTCTTCTTTTGTTTTAGCATTAAACGATGATGCCACCTCATCGCCATCAAGCGTCCTGTAACGATGTTTGCAAAAAAACTTATCTGGACCTATGTTTAAACCTTCTCGTTTAACTGGTAAATATAATACTTCGTTAATGTTCATTTTGCACCTCTGTTAAAAATAATTGCTTAAATATTGCTTCTAGCACATCAACCACAATGGCGTTCCCTGCTTGTTTGTAAAGCTGACTGTTGCTATTGACAGCTTGCGCTTTTCCAAAGTCCTCATCACTACATCCCATCAACCGCCAACATTCTAGCGATGTTAGCTTGCGGATGCGGTAATTTTCTAAAACCGTCTTACTGTCATCTGTCGTTATTGTATGTGCCATGTTTTTTTACACTCTCCCCCTTCTTGTTTTGCTAAATGGATAAGCAGCATCTATTCCGTCACCATCGTTGGCTATTAAATAGCTTTTTTTTGTTGCGTTTTTTATTAAAATTTTAATACCCTCACCTTTATTAGTTGTTAGCGTTGGACATAAATAATCAGCATCAAATATATTTCCATTAATCCCTTTGCCACTCGGGTTTACATTACATATCTTTTTGATCATTGTTTTTAACTAAAATTTTTGGCTCTAAATTACCACCTGCATAAGCTCTTATTGTTCGTGCTATACCATTTACAGAGTAAATCAACCCACTGCAGTTAAAATTAGGCTCTATGACTCCAATTTTTATAATGTCCATTTGATCGACCTCGTTTTTTCTTCTGACAAATAATACTTTTCGTCCACATCCTCTTCAAGTACATCTTTTAATCTGATAGTCAATTCTTGTTTTTCAGGGAAAATATATGGTTCATGATCACCTAAAATTGACACACAAAACACACGTTCCCTGTTTTGCGGGACACCGTAATCCTTCGCATTCAACACTTGCCAGTAATTCGTATAACCTTGTCCTTCAAGCCAATCAAGCCATTTATCAAAGTTTGGCTTATGCTTTTTACCTACAAGATTTTTGACATTTTCCATGAGCAGATACTTTGGTTTTTTAGCTGCAATCACTTTTTGGCATTCCCAGAGCAATCCTGAGCGGGTACCGCTATCAATGTCAAGCCCAGCTTGCTTCCCTGCCACAGAAATGTCTTGGCAAGGAAAGCTATAAGTAAATAAGTCGTGATCAGGAATATCGTCTGGATTGATTTTTGAAATATCTCCTAGATTATTTACTGGGCCATGGATTGCCTCATAACTTTTAATGGCAAATTTGTCAATCTCGGCAATAGCTACTACTTCATGTGGTATTCCAATATTTCTCAACGCCATGCGTTGTGTGCCGATACCAGCAAAGGCTTCAAATACTTTTAACATACTCATCCCCCATTTCCAGTAAGTTCCGCTATCCTCTTTGTCTGTCTGGTCCTATCTTCGCTAGCACGTTTAAGCTGTTTTTGTGTCCTGCTTAGCTGAGCACGTAGTCCGTATATTTGCGGTTCGTAATATTGTTGTGCGTCGCGGTAACTAAAGTATGAAACAGTCACCATCATTCCTAATATTGCGATCGCAAGAAACAATAGTGCTTTCCAATCGTTTTTTAGGACATTAATTATTTTATTCAAGTCATCACGTAAATTTTGCAATAATTCATCTGTTGTCATTCTTCCACGCTTTCTAGCAGGTTCTTTAATTTACGCTCTAAAATATCTTTTCGAGTATCTAATTCATCTACATCTCGTTCTAATTCGTCAATTTCACATTGGTAATCGTCAATCAAAAGATCTATGTCATTGATTTCATCTTCTATTTCTTCAATTAATTCTTCTTTGGTCATGTTTCCACCTGTTCTAGCATCCATTAGCCTCGTTTATCAAGGTTAACAAGTAATAGCAATCCTTTGCTCCATAGTCAATTCTGATAGCTTCGCCACTCATGCTCTTTGCATATCGTGGATTTATGATTGCGGAGTTAGCTCTAACATGTGACTTGATGGCATCAACTGCATCTTGAACATTGTCAAAATTACCAATTGTAATTGGATAAAACCCATTAACAATATGTTGTAGTTTAAACATCAATACCTCCTATCCTCCGTCTCTTGCGGATAGACAAAGCTATTTCCAGTCACACCCTCAAGAATCCGACTTGACAGGGCACCATTGCCAAAGTCATCCGAATAGAGCTGTTTGATGTCCTTGCTGCTCAGATTTGTGTTGATGATAGTATTACTACGATTGTCTAAGATCTCGTACAACACTTGATGCCGCCATTCGTTCTTAGCTTTGTTGCCATCCTTTCGGCTCTCTTTGCCAAGGTCGTCTAGAAAAAGATAATCCACCCTCGTCAGCAAGTCCACCATCTTAGCCTTTGAAAAGCCGTTGTCCACCGTGAAGCTCTCTTCGATTTTGTTGAAAAGGCTCACCACCGACACAAAAAGGATGCTCTTTGGATTATCGTAAGCTTTGAACTGCTCATTCAGCCACTTGGCATAGCCGTAAGTCAGATGACTCTTACCGACACCAGATGGGCCAGTCACAATAGCATTGCCAGTTTTGCCCTGCCTGTAAAATTGCTCCATCCGCTTGACAAAGTTAATGGCCTTTTGATCAATCTCAGACTTAATCTCATAGTTATCCAGACTCTTAACCCTCAGCTTATCGCTGATCAAGCTATCACGATTAAAGACCGCATAAGTATCAGCCAGCTTGCTATTGACCTCAGACTCAGCATTGAGCTTTTTCTCAAAAATCCCAATCGCTGCCTTGGTACACTCTGGACACTGCTTGAGTTCTTCAAGCCGTCCCTTAATCGGTACTTTAGTCATCCAGAGCTGACAGCCATGTACCTCACAGGATTCATTCAAGACTTGCCTGGTTTCAAAATTCTTAAATGGATTCATCTAAAAGCCCAACCTTTCATCAATTGCATCTGTTCTAGTTCTTGGTGCTTGATTCAGATAACCTTCAAACTTAGAACCAAAGAGCGTTTCAGGTCTGAGATACTTTTCATACTTAGTACCTGACCAATCCTTGACTGTGTTATCAATGACATGCTTAAAATCATCTAATCTGAATCCTTCTGACCATCTAGCCTTGATAAGAGTTTTGTTTTTCTGAATGTTAGGTCTGTAATTTCTATTAGCTTTTTCATTCAAGTAAGATATGATTTCCTTGTATGGAATATCTTCTTCCTCGTTGTCTAAAACAGTAGGATAGGTAGTTAAGCTATCCTTATCTAAGCTACCCTTACTTAACCTAACCTGTGTCTCCATTTCGGATACATTTTGTATACAATTTCCAATAGGTTTAAGACTGGCTGTTTTTGACTTGTCATACTCTAGCTGAGCCTTTTCTGACTGGTATAAAGTTGATTGAAAGCGGTCAGACTGGATATAGTTGTGAATCCTCCAATGACGGATGACCACCACACCGCTATCAAAGGGAATCAAGAACCCTTTTGCAATAAGCAATTTCATATCATCGTCACTAGCACCAATAGTCCTCTGAATCGTTTTAGCTTTATCTATAAACCCCTCATCATCTGCACCCATATTGAGGTGAAAGTAGAGAGCTTGAGATGATAGTGGCATTTCAAGAAAACGGTCAGTCTCAGTGATTTTTCTACTAAACATTCTGCGTTGTGCCATCATCAACCTCCTTTGTTAGATACTCATAAGCTCTCTTATAAGCGTCTAAGTAAAGTTCAAAGACTTCATTAACGTAGCGCCCAGCCCTTGATAGAAATTCATAGACCACATAGTCTTCCATATCTTCGCTAAAGCGTTCAAAAGCATCTGGAAGAATATAAGTAAATCCTTTATCTTCGTCAAAATTGTCAAATAATTGATCAAGTAGGAATTCATCATCAAAATCTAAATCATCATAATCAGCACCATCAAAGAATTCATTGAGAATTTCTCTTTTAGCCTTGTCAGTATCGTAGTAATGAACTGGCCTTGTTGAACACAGTAATTTTTCAAGGAAATAACCGAGATTCTCTGTATAGTGCTTGTAGAATGTGTCCCATTCACCCATATTGTAGAAATTGCGTGCAACTAATTCCCCAAAGTCTCCTGTGATAGCAAGGGATGAATTTTTCTTATCGAAAATGTAACGTAAGTTATACTCATAACCTTTTTCAGGATTGTAATAATCAACGATTGTAGCGCTCTCTAGTTCAGTTTTTACCGCAATATGATTGCTAAAATAGTGGTCAAATTTTTTCATGTTTGTCCTCCCTCACACTAGAAAATTTAGTGTACTCTTTATGAAAATACAGGTTAACAGTGCCAAGACTGCTATGCCTATTTTTCTTGATAATCAACTCAGTCAGATTACTTTCTGGCTGATTATCAGATTTGTCAGTATAGTAATCATCACGGTATAAAAAGGCGACAATATCAGCATCTTGCTCAATGCTTCCTGACTCCCTTAAATCTGACATGATAGGTCTCTTGTCCTGCCTTTGCTCAACGCTGCGTGATAGTTGGCTAAGAGCAATGACAGGCACTTTTAATTCCTTAGCAATTATCTTTAACTGTCTAGAAATCTCAGAGACTTCTTGTTGCCTATTGTCTGAACGTGACCCTTGTATTAACTGAAGATAGTCAATGACTATCAATCCAAGCCCATCAGTCTCTTGTGACAGCCTTCTGGCTCTTGCTCTAATGTCAGTAATTTTGACCCCAGCTGTATCATCGATGAAAATAGGTGCTTCAGCAAGCTGACCCTGCGCATAGATGAGCCTTTGCCACTCCTCAACAGTTAATTGACCAGTCCTGATGTGATGACTCTCAATAGTTCCCTCGCTAGCAAGCATACGCTCAACTAGACTTTCGGCACCCATTTCAAGCGAGAAGACGGCCACAGCCTTATTAGACTTAGTTGCCACATTCTGAGCGATATTAAGAGCAAATGCCGTCTTACCCATGGCAGGTCTAGCTGCTAAGATAATTAATTGGTCTGCATGTAATCCCGTTGTTAACTTGTCAAAGTCATAGAAGCCTGTGGCAATACCTGTAATCTGAGTATTATTGTTTGATCGCTCTTCAATTTTTTGATAGTTTTCTGCTAGCACGTCATGGATAGGTCTAAAACTACTCTTATTACTAGATTGACTAACCTCTATTAATGATCGCTCAGTTTTTGCTATAATTTCATCAATGTCCATGTTCTCGTCATAGGCATTGCCAATAGAATCCGAAAGATTTCCAATAATTGACCGTAGCTGTGCTTTTTTAGCCACAATCTTTGCATAATTCTCAGCGTGAGCGCTTGTTGGTACTGCATTGACTACCTCTAATAGATAGGTTATTCCGCCAATAGCAACAAGATTGTCTTGACTTTCTAGCACTGATTTAACTGTGACGACATCAATAGGCTCAGCATTGCTAGAAATACTTAGCATGGCCTTGAATAATATTCTGTGTGCTGGTTTATAGAAATCATCTGGTTTCAGATACTCAGCTACCTCAATGATTTTTTCAGGATTGATAAAGATGGACCCAAGAACTGCCTGCTCTGTCTGAATATCATGAGGCAATATTTTAAAATCTTCCATAGCTGCTTCCTTCGTGATGCTCAATCTGCATTACTCTTCCGTATCGCTCAGCGACAATATCATCTCTGGATTTTGTTACTGACTTCGGTTGTTCTTCGCTGTCATCTCTACATAGAAATGCTATTAAAAATAGGATGACTAAAAAGATAACTGCGCTTAGTGGATTTTCTGTCATGTTTTTCCTCTACTCTGCTTAGATTTTTTTCATTTTTTCCATTTCTTTTTTCCAGTCTTGTGTTCCTCTATATTTCAAATAAGAATCAAAACCTTTGATAGTTACTAACTGCCCACCATCTCTCAGATGTTCCTGTTGGCTCGGTAATTTTTGCATCTCACGACGACGTTCTGTAGCCTGTCTCTTGCTATATCCAAATATATGAGCTAACTCTTCATCGCAAGCTGAAATTTTTTCAATAATCACATCACGAATGCGAATAACTTCCATTGTTTCCATAGCCAAAACCTCCGTTTCATGCTATAATTAAGTGAATTTTATTTGTTTAGAGTCCGATTCCCGTCGGACTTTTTTGTTATAATTGACTTATCAATTTTTGATATAATGAAAATAAAAAACGAGGTACATCATGGGCAACATTACTATAAGCGACTATATTTCTATGCTCTCTATTGCTGTCTCAACGCTTGTCAGCATCGTTTCAATCTATTACTCCCATAAGGCCGTTAAGATAGCCAGCAATGCCAATCAACTAACAGCCAAAATAACAGCTGAAGCAAATCGTCCCATCATTGTTGCATATCTAGATACCATCGAAATCAATGAATTTCACAAATATCTAGTCATTAAAAACTTTGGCAATACATCTGCCACAATCTTAGATTTAAAATTTTCTAAAGATATTGATGAATTAGGATTCAACATGTCCTCCCTCATTGACTACACCATAGCACCATCTCAAAAATTTATGCATATTCTTGATAACGAATTCAAACAAAATGTCATCGTTAATATCATTTACCAAGATCATACTGGAGAAACTTATGATGAAATCTACCAAATTAAAACAGATGCAACATCCAAATTACTTTGGATTGGAAGTGCTGATAGCAACCGAAATTATAAACTACTCAAAAACTCTGCTGAAGCAGTCATAAAAGCTTTAAAATAATCTATTCTGGTATCGTTGAATATTTCAAAATATCCTCTTTGGTTTCATCAAGTATAACAACAGATAGCCCACTATTTAATTTATACTTTCTAAGAACTTGTAAAAGTTCTTTTTTAATGACAATGACATCTTTTTCATTAATATAATCTTGACTCATTCATGTGGTTCCTTTCAGTTATTTGTTATAATCAAATTTTGCTATTCAATGCACGCTGTACAATTTCATCTTGAATAGCTTTTTTGATTGCATTTCCCAAAACAGATAAATCAGAAAACTCTTGAATGAGATTCATTGCTTCTGAGAAATTTTTGGATTCTTTAATCGCTAAATCAGCGTAGTAATTAATAAGTCGTTTTGGTTCGTTAATTAGTTCTTTCATAATGTATCCTTTCTGTCTCAGCTTCGAAGGTCTTTAGGACTCTTTTAATAAACTCATGCAAAACTTCATGAGCTCATGAACTTCACTATCCATACGATGTGGTCCAATCGCACTTAAAATCTCGGCGACTTTTTTGCGATAGGTCATGTGCGAACGATGTCGTTCTAGTGCTATCTTACATGCAGTCCCTACAACTGCCATAGATAGCGCTATTTTTGTAGCCTGCTCAATCTTTTCTAGTTTCATCTTTATTCTCCTTTTGTGATACAATCTAAGTAGTAGATTTTGTTAAGCGCATGTTCCCGCATGTGCTTTTTGCTTTCACACCAAATATAATTGACTTGATCGATTAAGATCAGCAATTTTCATCTTAGTATTCGTGCTTGGTTCCCAAGTCATCCAGTAAGCTAATGCTGCATCTTCAAATTTCTTTGGTAATATGTCGTAACGACTAACGTTGAAATGAGCTTTAAAATCCATTTCTGCCTCACGGAATACCGACTGAGCAAATACTTTATCACTATAAGCAGGACTATCCATGCCACCAAGCCACATTACTACACGACTTTTACGCTTTTTAAGTAGAGCTTGGGCAAAGCTGGGATGGATAGGTTGTTCATTTTTCAAATAATCAACATCCTGAGCTAGTTCTAGTTGTTTTTGCTTGAGCTTCTTTTGACCAGTAAATAGAGCAATAAAAGCTTCATCAGATAGGTTTTCTGGGACATAAGCTCCTTGCTTACGGATTTGCGGTAAGACTTCTGATGTTACCCAACGCTTGAATTTCTGAGCTTTTTCTTTAATCTCTGGATTCGCACTTTGCTTAGCAGCTGCGAAGATGAGATTGTACACTCCTGATTCGTTGACAATAGTCATGTCACGGTTCTGACCTGATGCACTGAATTGGTGCATCAGCTTGTCTTCATCATCAACATGACTTCTTATCGCATTATCAGCTCTTGCATAACCTAAAATATCTGCAACGTCTTTACCAACAAAGTAAGGTTCATTGTTAATAGTTAAAGTACGGACTTTCTGTCCGTTAAAGTTAAAAATTTCGTTCATAAAATTCCTTTCCTTATTTTTCCAAGAATTAAGATTGTCTCCCAAATATCTAGTCCCTCAAGACTATCAATCATCAGTTGACTTAACTGGTGATTTTTCTTTTGCCAGTTTGAGATAATTTTGTCTGTCATATCAAATCTCCACTATCGTAAAAGTTTAGAGACATTAATAACTTCTACTTTTCAAGACATGTAGAACTCTTCTCTATTTTTCTTCAAATAATTCCCATGGTTCACGAATTCCAAGAATTTTTGAAATTCTAACCTTTAAATCAATACTACCTTTACCCTTTGTGAGTAAGTCAGTGATCGTTCCTGAACTCCGCAAACCAACTGCTAACGCTAAGTCGACTTTTGTCCAGTCTTTTTCTTTTAGTCGCCGTTCAACAAGAGCTGACCATTTTTTGTGTTGTTGACTCATTTACTCTCCTTTCGATCCGCTTTTAAAAAAGTGAAGCGAATTTTTTTGCGAAATATTTTAGATAAATACTTGACATTTTTTATACGTTCAACTAAAATGTAGGTATAAGAAAACTACAAACAAATAGCTTAATACTACTAATACTCAAAGTCGCCAAACTTATTTTTTTAGTTTTATATTTCGCTTTTTGTTTCGCTTATTTATTCGCTTTACATTATCTATTTTAGTTGTTCGACTGAAAATTGTCAAGTATTTTTTAGTCGAAAAAGTAAAATATTTTTTGTCAAGCCTTAGAAAGGTTGATAAATCAATGTTTGTAACATTCGAAAGAATAAAAGAACTTTGTCAAAAACGAGGGATTTCAATTAATTTTTTAGAAGAACAACTAGAAATAAGTAAAAATTATGTCTATAGTTTAAAAAATAAAAAAACTCCCTCCGCCGAACACATTTCCAAAATCGCGGATTATTTCAACGTCTCTACTGACTACTTGTTAGGCAGAACGAATAATCCAAGGATTGCATCTGATAAAGATAATAATACCGTTGACTTAAGAAAAGCCGTAGCTGGTTCAATGGCTTTTGATGGAAAGCCTCTAACAGAGGATGAAATTAATTATTTAGCAGATGTCTTCGAAGCTCAATTAAAAATGAAAAAGTAGGATAATGTTATGTCAGCAGAGGAATTATGCAAGTCGCACGGAATACCAATATGCTATTTTGAGGGGGATGTCATTGAGAGAAATGGATTTTATAATCCGCAATTCAATGCTATCGCTATTAACTCAAGACTTTATGGAATCCATAAAGATAAAGTTATTTATCATGAATTCGGTCATAAAGATCATACTGAAAACTATTATAAATTAAATAAAGAAAAAGCTGAGCTACAAGCTGATAGGTGTATGATACATCATCTCTTAAAAGAAGAGTTATCTTTATGGGATGACTTAGAAAATTTTAATTACACTCATTTTATGGAAAAGTACGAACTGACCTCGCTTGCTGACGAGTCTATGGTTATTGAAGAATTTTATAATTTAGTTGGATAAAGGGGATTTATATGAAGAAAACAATTTTAACATCACTTACTCTATTTTCAACTCTCTTACTTGTTGCCTGTTCATCTGATAAAGGTACTAAAAGTAAAACTGAAATCAATAGTGATAAATCTACTAAAACAGTTGAAAAACCTAAAAATAAAGTGGATAATAGCAAATACGATTCCGTTGTGAGTAAACTTAACAATGAATTAAATCAAGACAATTCAACTAAAATGGAATCAAAGATTGAAAATAACGTTGTTGAAGGCGACTATCCGAATGGTCATACTGTCATTAGACTACTCGTAAAAGATGATGCCAAAAAAATGTTTTCTGAAATGTTAGATGCTGAAGATGCTAATACGGCTACCGCTGATCAGAAAAATGCCCTTAATATGCTAAGAATGTCTATCTCACAAATTGCGAAAGAATTACCAGATGATACAACAACTATTGATTTTGGATATGAAATGTCAGCGGATAATTACCGCTTAATTGCAAAATCTTCAAAAATTAAAGATATTATACCTATTGGTGATTTAGTTATGGAATAAAATAAAAAAGCCCTGCGCTCAAATTTTGGTCGAGGAGAACGCAAGGCGAATCATGTATAGTAAAAACCTGCTTTGCAGTAGGTCTCTTTACTGTACCCATTTTAACAGGAAATGAGGTAAAAATCAATGTGGATAGAAGAACAAAGTAATGGAAAATTGCGATATGTAGAGCGTTATAAAGAGCATTATACAGGAAAATATAAAAGAGCCTATGAACTTATCGAAAGAGATACACCGCAGGGAAGAAAAAAAGCTGCTACGGCTCTACGATTGAAAATAGAAAAACTGGTTCATATCAGAACCCAAAAAAGAAAAAGTTACCTTTGGAGAGGTCTATCAAAACTTTTATAGTTCATGGTCATTAGGTGTCAAACAATCCACCATTTATTCTACTAAAAATATTGATAGGATAATTCTTAAGAAAATTCCGAATGACTATCTCATTAGTAAAATTGACCGCCGATTTTTACAGAAAATATTTGACGATCTTTTGTCAGAAGGACGCTCACATAACTACGTTAAAAAGGTAAAATGGAAATTGAACCGAATCTTCAAGTGCGCTCTTCGTATGGACTACATCGATGTTAATGAGATGATCCATGTTGAACTACCAAAAGAAATTCTGACGGCTGAACAAGCAAAGAAAAAGAAAGATAAATTCCTAGATCAGAAAGAATTTAAACTATTCGCTCAAAATTTACGAGAGGAAGTTTATAGAGATTATCGTGTTAAGAAGTATTTACGTATTGCTATTGTACTTTATTTAACAGGTATGCGTTATGGTGAGCTTGCTGGATTAAATATATCCAAAGACATAGACTTTAAGAAAAAGACAATTCACATTCAACATACATTTAATTTCCGTACAAAACAAAGAACAACACCTAAAACCAAAGGTTCTGATAGAATCATTGAGGTTTCTGACACTGTCTTGAAGAATATCCAAGAACAGTTAGCTGAAAACATCCGAGCTGGTTTTGAGACAGACTATCTTTTCATTAATACTCTTGGCTTTCCAACAACTCCCGAGCGTGTCATAGGAGCATTTAAGCGCCACGGACAAAAAGCTGGGATTGAAAAAAATATTACCACTCATATTTTTAGACACTCACATATCTCATTACTAGCCGAAATCGGTATTCCTCTACCTGCTATTATGGAACGTGTAGGTCACTCTGATTCTAAAACTACATTAGAAGTATATAGCCATGTTACTTTACAGATGACAACGAATCTAGCTAAAAAACTCAACGAAGTTAAACTTTTTTAAAGTTGCCCCTAATTTGCCCCTATTTCACTAAAATACTACAGATAAACCCTTTGAAAGCTTGACTTCAAAGGGTTTTCTAAATATACAAAAAAAGAGCACACACCCGAAAATCGCTTAGGGCTGCTGGATTCCTCCCCTGACCCACTTCACGCACAAGTGTTGCTCCGCCTATTATTATATCATATTACGGACAGTTTGCAAGTTTTCCAACTAAGTAAAATCACTTTCAAGTGAGCATAGCTTCATTTTGGGACAAGATGGACTGAATACCTAGAAAAATCATGACCCTTTCCAAACACGATTTTGCTTTTTGAAAATCTTTCCCTCTCCCCATTCCAGCTATTCTCTATGTTATAATAAGATTATTAGATTAGAATGGGAGTTATGATGAAACAAAAGATTAAAATCTTAACAGTAATTGGCCTTATGACAGTTGGTATGTCTGCGTGTCACAACACTAGCAAACCTTCTAATACCGATTCTGTTTTTTCTTTAACCGGAAAAAAGCGCCAACAAATCGTCAAACAAGTAAGACAACGGTATTATTTCCAACAATTATCCAAAACCGAACAAGAAAATTACCTCACTTTATACGATAGTCTAGCACAGTTTCGTGAAATCATCAGTTTGACGCCGGCTTCTAAAAAAAGCTTAATTAAAACGATTGACGCCTTTGTGATGGATAATCCCGAATTTTACTGGATTACATCTGCCGATTATCGATTTGAGTTTTCTGATCAAACGGTCTTTGTCACCTTTCCTATCCCAGAAGATGCCAAGAACGTTTATCAAGACTTGCAAGCAATCGGTAATGATATCGTCGCAAACATGCCATCAAAGGATCGCTATGAGCAGGTCAAATATTTTTATGAGGTCATCATTCGAGACACAGACTACAATAAAAAAGCCTTTGAAGCCTATCAATCAGGCAGTCAAGCCCAGGTCGCTTCTAATCAAGACATTAAAAGTGTTTTTATTGATCATTTATCTGTTTGTAATGGCTATGCCCAAGCCTTTCAGTTTCTTTGTCAAAAAGCTGGCATTCCAGTCGCCTATATCCGTGGAACTGGTACATCTCAGCAACCTCAGCAATCTTTTGCACATGCATGGAATGCTGTTCAAATTAATAACACTTATTATGGCGTTGATGTCACTTGGGGTGACCCTGTTTTTGATAACCATCTCTCACATCAAAAGCAAGGAACTATCAATTACAGTTTTCTATGCCTGCCAGATTATCTAATGGCCTTATCACATCAGCCAAGCAAAGACATTGCTTTTAATACTAAAGAACGTTTTGAAAATGTTTGGACTATACCTTCTTGTACAGATGATTCTTTGCTTTATTCTAAACGTCATCAAAGCTATATCTCAACGTTTGACAGTGACGCCATCCTTGCAAGCCTTGAAAATCAGTTGTTAAATAGACAAGAGCAACTATGTCTACAATTTGCTCATCAAGATGATTATCAACAGATGGTAACTGATTTAACGACGAATCAAACAGGTTATCATAACCTTTTCAATCAGTATTGGAATAATTATACGGGCTTTACCTATGGACTCTTACCAGAGACTCTTAGTATTTCATTTGCTAGTAGGAACTAG